CCGCCAAGAAGCCGAGCGCGAGACGCACCGCGAGCGGGTGTGGGATGGGTATACGTCAACCGCTTACACGAGGCTGATGCCGGGCGGGGCGATTATTCTCATTCAAACGCGCTGGCATGAAGACGACCTTGCCGGGCGCTTGCTGGAGGCCGAGCAGAACGGCGGCGATCAGTGGCGCAAGCTGATCCTCCCGGCATGGCATGAGGAGCGGGGCGCCCTCTGGCCTGAGAGATACCCAAAGCCCGCCCTAGACCGCATCAAGGCGGCGATTGGTCCGCGTGACTGGTCAGCGCTCTATCAGCAGGCTCCAAGCCCTGAGGAGGGGACATTCTTCCAGCGGGACTGGTTCGGGCGGCATAGGGAATTGCCGAAGCCCTACCATGTCTATGGCGTGAGCGATTACGCGGTGACGGACGGCGACGGCGACTACACCGAGCATGGGGTTTTCGCCTTCCTGCCTGACGGCACGATAGCCCAGCTTGACTGGTGGCATGGCCAGACCACGGCTGACGAGTGGATAGAGCGCAAGCTTGACCTGATGAGCAAGCATCGCCCGCTGTGCTGGTTCGGCGAGGGCGGGGTTATTCAAAAGGCGGTTGAGCCGATGCTTCGCCGCCGAATGCGAGAGCGCAAGGTGTTCTGCCGCCTGGAGTGGGTGGCCAGCACGAAAGACAAGCCGACGCGGGCGAGGGCGATTCAAGCGCGGGCTTCAATGGGCAAGGTCAGCCTGCTTGATGACGAGCGCGGGCAGCGGGTTCTTGACCAGTGCCTAGCCTTCCCGACCGGCAAGAATGACGACGCTGTGGACGTTCTCGGCCTTATGGGGCGGGTGATTGACGAGGCGCATTCGGCAGTCGCTACGGCGCAGCAAAAGCCAGACCGCGAAGACCGCTACGCACGCGCGTTTAATAAAAGTGATGGGGAGTCTTCATGGAAAACGGCATGACCTATGAAGGCCCGGACGTTGCGCGCCTGGAGGAGTGGTTTATCTCCGCTGAGGAAGCGTCCATGGATGCGCGCAAGAAGGCGGAGCGCGACCGGGACTACCGCGACGGCAAACAGCTCACAGCCGAAGAGATCAGCGCCCTTAAGAAGCGCGGTCAGCCTCCGATTGTCATAAACCGGATCAAGCGCAACATTGACTGGCTGATGGGTTTTGAGCGTCGCCAGCGCTCTGATCCCAAGGCTTACCCGCGCACGCCCATGCATGATGAGGCCGCAGAGGTGGCGACGGACTGCCTGCGCTATGTGGCGGACAATGCGGACTATGATGATGCGCGCAGCGTGGCCTTTGAGCATAAGATTATCGAGGGCATCGGCGCGTTTCAGGTGACGACTGAGGAAGGCCCGCAGGGGCCGGAGATTGTCTTTGATCCGATCCCGTTTGACCGCTTCTTCTATGACCCGCACAGCTCCAAGCCGGATTTCTCGGACGCCAAATATTTGGGCATGGTCATCTGGAAGGATGAGGAAGACGCGCTTGCTGAGTACGGCGAGGAGTTTAAAGGCGAGATCAGCGGGCTTTTCCAGCGCGAGGGCGATGCTGACACCTATGACGACAAGCCCAAGCAACGCCTATGGACGGACAAGGCCCGCAAGCGCCTGAGAGTGGTTCAAATCTGGTATGCCACGCCTCAGGGCTGGGCGTTCTGTGAGTTCTCCTCCGGCGTGAAGTTCAATGGGGGTCTCTCGCCCTATCAAGACGAGCAGGGCCGCCCAGATCATCCGATTGTGGCGCGCTCGGCCTATATCGACCGGGAGAATAATCGCTACGGCATTGTGCGGGAGATGATCGACCCGCAAGACGAGATTAACAAGCGCCGCTCTAAGGCCCTGCACCTTCTCAATTCCCGTCAGGTCCGCATGAGCAGCGATGCGGTTGAAGATACCGCCGACATGAAGCGGGAGCTTTCCAAGCCCGATGGCGTGGTTAAGACGAACCCCGGCTCGGAATGGGAGATGATCAACAATGCCGACCTGACAGCGGGTCAGGCGAGCCTTCTGCAAGAGGCCAAGTCAGAGATTGACATGATGGGGCCGAATGCCTCGCTTCAGGGCAAGGAGGGCCGGGCGCTCTCAGGCCGGGCGATGCAGGCTCAACAAGAGGGCGGGGTTATTGAGCTTGGCCCGATCATGGACTCGCTGCGCTCAATGGATCGTGAGGGTTTCCGCAAGGCATGGCTCCTGATCCGGCAGACCTGGACGGCAGAACGTTATATTCGCGTCACGGATGACGAGCAGAAAGTTAGCTTTGTCGGCCTGAACGAGCCGCAGTTTGATCAATTCGGGCGTTTCGCGGGCCTGCAAAACCCGGTCGCTGAGATGGATATGGACATTCTCATTGAGGATGCGCCGGACATGGTGACGCTGGCGGGCGAGCAGTTTGAGATGTTCAGCCAAGCCTTGCCGGTCCTGGCTCAGCTCCCGCCGAACATGCAAGAGATTTACTTGGAGATGATCCCGAACTTGCGCAACAAGCGCCGGATCATTGAGATTTTGAAGAGCGGGGATAACCCCGAAGCCCAAGCCCAAGCCCAGCAGATGCAAGCCATGCAGGCTCAGATGCAGATGCAAGGCGCTCAGGCTGAACTAGAGAACACGCAAGCGGACACGCAGAAAAAGCGCGCTGACGCTCTGAAGGCCATTACGCAGGCCGCCGCAGAGGGCGCGAACGCAGCGACACCGCACTTGCAGTAATCCGAAGCCGGGATTGTTCGGGCTTAAACGGGACGCCGCCGTAAGACGGGCGATCAGAGGAAATTATGGGAACCAGTTTGGAGGACGCCCTTAAGGGTGAAGTGAATCCTGTACCTGAAGAGGCCCCGGAGATGGAAGCTCAGACTGAGGAAGCGGCGCAAGTCGAGACCGAGGCTGACGAGAGTGAGGCGGCGGATACCGTCTTCGAACCGGAACCGGACAAACCCAAGCAGGACAGGCCGCGAGGCCCGGACGGCAAGTTCGCCAAGAAGGATAAGGAAGATCAGGAAAAAGACTGGTCTTACCATGCCTATAAGGACGAGAAGGAAAAGCGACAGAGCTATGAGCGTGAGCTAGAGCAGATGCGGCGTGAGGTGCAAACCTACCGCGCGCAGATGCAACAGCAAGCCCAGCCCAAGCCCATTGACCCGATGGATGACCCGGAGGGTTTCACTAAAGCCATTGATCAGAAGCTTCAGGCCACGCGGTTTGAAATGAACCTTCAATGGTCAGAGCGCATGGCGCGTTCTCAATTTGGTGATGAGGCTTGGGAAGCGGCAAACCAATGGCTGAGAGACAATCCCCAGGCAATCGAGCAGTTCAAGGGCTCGGATGATCCGTGCGGGGATGCGGTCAAGGCACATCGTCGGCATATGGCGATGCAAGAGATTGGTGATGATCCGCAGGCGTATCGAGAACGCCTTGAGGCTGAAATTCGCGAAAGGCTTGAGGCAGAGCGCCAAGAGCAGGCCCCGCAAACCCCTCCCGCCCCTCAACCGTCTAACTTCGCTAGCGCGCGTAACGCTGGCAAGCGAAATGGCCCCGCTTGGGCTGGCCCGACTTCCCTTGATAATGCCTTGGGAAGAGCGGGCAAATTCTAACCCCCGTTTGAGCGTCGAGAGACGCCCTTTTCTCAGAGCCGGGCTTAGCCCCGGCCAGATAGATGGAGTTTCCTATGACGGAGACGACCGCTGCCACTGGCCTTACTGTTCAGCAGTGGGATGACCAGTTCTTTGTTGAGCATCTGGCGGAAAACCGCTTCGCTCGTGAGATGGGTTCCTCTGTGAACTCGGTTATTCAAGTCAAAGAAGACCTGACCAAGAAGAAGGGCGATTCCGTCACCTTTGCTCTGGTCAATAAGCTTTCCGGCGCTGGTGTCAGCAATGGTGCGACCCTGGAAGGCAATGAAGAGGAGCTTGACAGCCGCTCCTTCAAGCTGACCATCGCCGAGCGTGCGAACGGTGTCCGTTCGTCCTCTTGGGACAATCAAATCTCTTCGATTGACCTTCGCAAAGCGGCCAAAGAGGCCCTGAAGGATTGGTCGATGGAGAACACCCGCGACCGCATCATCGCGGCCTTGGGTTCGATCAACGGCACGGCCTATGGCTCGGCCTCTGAGGCGGCCAAGGATGCATGGTTGGTGGATAATGCCGACCGCGTGCTCTTCGGCGCTGCGGTGGGCAATAACGCCTCTAATGACCACTCTGCGGCTCTGGCTCAGATCGACAACACGGCGGACAAGCTGGACACCGGCGCTCTGTCCCTGATGAAGCGCCTCGCGCGCACGGCGGCCCCGAAAATCCGCCCCGTCCGTGATGAGGGCCTGCGCAATGGCAAATACTTCTACGTTTGCTATGTGCCGTCTCTGGTCATGCGCGATCTGAAGGCTGACACCGCTCTGCAACAGGCTCAGCGCGAAGTTGGCATCCAGATGGAAAACTCGCGCCTGTTTGAAGGTGGTGACGTTCTTTGGGACGGCATCATTGTCAAGGAGATCGAGGACATCGCGGTCATCTCCGGCGCTGGCGCTGCCGGGATTGACGTTGCCCCGGTCTATTTCTGCGGCGCTCAGGCGCTGGGTTATGGCGTGTCTCAGCGCTGGGCCTCTGCGGAAGAGACCTTCGACTATGGCCGCAAGAAGGGCTGCGCCATCATGGAAATGGGCGGCATTGAAAAGCTGACCTTCGGGTCTGGCTCTGGTGACACCGATGATCTGAAGGATCACGGCTTGGTCACTGGTTACTTCGCTGCCGTCGCGGACTCCTGATAGCCCGTGAAGCGTGAGGGGAGGGGTCTTTATG